GGGCCAGGCACAGGCGGCACCAGATCGCAGCCTTGGCGATCGCATTGCCGGAGGCGCAGAAACCGCCTTAGCTCTAGGCAGCGGCATGACTACGGGCCTTGCTGGCGCAGGACTTGGCACCATTCGCGGCCTTGGTGAATCTGTTTTGTCCGGGCAATTTGGCACACAACAGGGCGCCGATTTAGTTGAGCGACGAGCGCAGCAGGGCATGGAATCGCTAACGTACTCGCCACGGTCAGAGGCAGGGCAGCAATACACTCAGGCCGCAGGCGAGGCTTTGGCCCCACTGGCAACTCTTCCAGTTGTAATGCCTGGGGCAGGGGTTGCCGCATCATTGGCGCGGCCATCTGCACAAGTTGCCGCCGCTGAGGCTGTTAACCTAGGGCGCAGAGCTGGAGACGCCGCCAGGCAGACGGGGACTGCAATTGCCCAATCTGGCCCGGGTAGATTTGTTGGCGGAATATGGGAAGCTGCAACACCTAACAATGCCGAAGCTGCCGCCCCTCTTAGCGTAGGATCTGCAGAGGTTGACGCCGCCACTCGCCGCGCTGCCGTTTCGCAAAACCTGCCGGTGCCAATAGATATGACACTTGGCGAGGCAACCCGCAACCGCCAGCTATTGGCGTTTGAGCGCGAGGAAGCAAAAGGCGAGTTTGGCGACCCGCTGACCGCGAAGATTGACCGCAACATTAGGCAGTTCCACGATAATTTTGACGTGCTAATTGACCGCACCGGAGCCTCTACTGTCCATGCTGGGAATGAGGCTGTTGGCCGCCAACTGCTTGAGGTTTTAGGAGCAGGTTATAGCAAAGCCAAAGAGGAAACCCGCCAGGCATACAAAACGGCCAGGCAGTCGGAAGAGGCAAAAATTAATGTTGATCCTAGCGCGCCAATTACGATTGCACAGGGCACCGAGTTTGAAACAACTGGATCACTAATTGATTATTTAAACAATGAGCCGACAGGAATCAATAAACTTACGGACGCGGCGAAGAAATACGCCGAAATATTAAAAATTGCGCGCAAAGATGAAGACGGTAATTTGCAGCCTATAAATCCTACGGCTGGGCAATTGCGCGATTTGCGCGTAAAGATTAATGAAGCTGTTGGATATGAAAAGCCAGATATTCGGCATGCAACAATAATAAAAAAGATGATTGACTCTTATGTTGAGCCAGTTGCCGGGCCTCTTTACAAAAGAGCCGACAACCTACGAATTAAGCAAGGTAAAAAATACGAAAACCGCGCTGTTATTGCCGACCTATTAAATAATAAACGCGGCACAGATGACAGAAAAATTGCGATTGAGGACATTGTTAAAAAATCGCTTATAAGTGGCTCAACAGAAGACGCTGGAGCGCTTAGGGCAACAACTTTAACATCCGGCAAAGGCGGAAGGCAGGCATGGAAGGAAATGCAAGGCGCATTCTTAAAATACATTCAAGACGCATCTACAACTAGCGCTGTACGATCTGCCGACGGTCTTGACGCTTTCAGCGCGCACAAATATCACAACGTGGTTAGAGCTTTAGATCGTGACGGAAAGCTGGATATGGTTTTGGGTCGGAAAAATGCTCAGGTAATTCGAGATATTGATGACATTATTCGCGATGTAACAACAAACCCACCTGGCACCCTTGTTAATACATCCGGAACTGCCGGAATGATAAAGCAAGCCATGGGCGCAGCCGGTGAAATGATAATAACCGGCAACGCGGTAGGAGTTCCTTTGCCTGTAATTACCGCGCTTAGGAAATACCGCCAATACACTACCAATAAAGAAATCAGAAAAAAAATTGACCGATCCATAAACTGGATGCAACAAGGTGCCCAACAATGAGCTACACCGCAGAATTCCCGATAGGCTACATTCCAAACCCTGATAAGTTCGGCGCACTTGCCGGTGGTGATGTTTATTTCGGCGTACCTAATGGCAGCCCTGCATCGGTTCCTGGTGATCGGATTCAGGTGTATTTGGCGCGCCAAGGGCTTGCAGATTTGGCCATTGCTCAGCCTATTGACATTGGCCCCGGTGGCGTTTGGTATTACAACGGATCTCCTGCTCAAATTAAAGTTCTCGTGCCTTATTGCGTTCAGATCCTAAACAGCCTGGGGGTGCAGAAATATTACGCTCCTGCAGCAGGTGATGAGATTGCAAAATTTAATGAAATTGATGCAGAGCTAGCAACAACGATTAAGCGAGTAGATATTTTTACCGATCTGGCTTCTCTATCTGGGGAGGTTGGCGACATTGTTGAAACATCGGCCTATTCGTCTATAGGAGACGAGGGCGGCGGTACATTTGATTGCGTCTCATCGACAGGACTTGCAAATATAAATGGAGTTGTATCGATAAACGGTGCTATTGCCTGGGTTTTGCGCGGGTATAAATACGGTATAAAAGATGTTAATTGTGGAGGTCTGCAAAACGCGCTTGCTGTTATTGATGACACCGGTTCACTGCCGGTTTATGTTAAAGCCGGTAAAACAACAATTTCACACCAGGACGTCCCTGGCAATACATCTATCGTTGGAGTTGATCATCCGCGTCAGGGGCAGCCGGGCGACTGGATTAGCGGCAATGCTGCTTTTAATTTTGGCAGCCACATTTTCACGTCAGATTTATCTGCGAGCCTTTTTGCGCTTGGGGTTGGGTGCCAAGTAAAAAACATTAACATTTGGCAATCAAACCAAACAATAGTGGACAATGTTTCAACAATTATAGCTGCCCCGCCTACGTTTAACATTTCCACTGTTGGCGTGCAGAATTCTGACAATTGCGTGATTAAAAACGTATCGGCTTTGAACTGTTACGATTTTATGAATATCGGCGATGGAACTAGCTCAGTTGGCAGAACGATAGTTGAAGACGTTTTTGTGAACGCATACAACCGTGGGTTTTACATTCGCAGCAAGGATGGCGATTTGCCTATATTAAACCGCTGCTTCGTTGAAAACCTCTTCACAACCACGCCAACTTATATGCCAAATATTTATACGCATATTAGGAGTAACGGTGTAGCGTTCGAGATTGGCTACGCCCAGGGCGTTAACATGACTGACTGCATTGCGCTGGCGTACGGAAAAGGACTTTACATAAACAACCCGTTGGCCTGGGTAAATGTTGAGAATTTTCTTGGCGATCAGTGCGCCCTGCCTTTGCATATTAACTCGTGCGACCGGGTTCATATAGCTAACTCAATTTTTACAAACAACTATTTGGCAGGTGGCCCCTCTGCAAAAATCGAGGGCGAGCTTGGTGATGTAAAAATTACAAATACCACTTTTGGGGATCAATACATTTCAATTTTGATTGGTCTTTACAGCAAGCACACGCTTGGGAATGTAAAGCTCAATAACTGCCACTTTGAAAATGACTTCCCAGGAGTTTTAAACACCGGCGCTGGTTCTGTAACTATGACCGGTTGCGGGCTTGACTATGACCAAGTAGTAGGGGAAAACATTTCGATTGATGGCGGCCCTCGCCTTGTTTCAGGAACCACGCTTGGGCTAACAAATATAAATCCCACATCCCCCGCGTTGACTGGGTGGACGTACTCAAGCCCAGGAATCATAGGTGCTGTGAGCGGCGGTATTAGAATCCAGGGAGCTGGAAATAGCAGCATTACATACAGGCCGTCGGATGTTAGCACTGCCAACCTAGATAAGTTGCGGTTTAATGGGGTGCAAATTAAAGTTCTTAAATTCGATCTGCGATATGTCGCGGGACAAAATTTAAGCCGACGCATAAACATGGTTATTACGAATGACGCGGGCACAGAAGTTGTTAACATTCAGCAAATTTGCAGCATAGATTCTACACAGGCGAGCGGATTTCCGAACAATGAAGTTGTTACCATGCGGATACCGCTGCCATGGCACATAAACGCCACCAAGCTAACATTTGAATTTAACAGCCAGGACGCCGCTACGATTATTGAAATAACCAACATGGATATTTTTAGCGCTGTGATTCCCATAGGATCTACCGGCCTTGAATGGTTCAAGTGGGCATCCATTAAGCCGTCATCGTATCAAGATAAAGAAACGGGGCGGTGCGTTCTGTTTCACGCATCCACCCCGAGCGGAGGAACTTTCGTGTCTGGTGATAGGATTATTAGTACAAATTTAACAGCCGGTCAGCCTAAGTCATGGATTTATAACGGTACTAGCTGGCTGGTTGAGTCTACATTGGCCTAGATAACCTCGCCGTAAAAACTCCGCCCATTTTATTGAGTGGAGTTTTATTTTCCTGTGCTTCCAAATCCGCCCGATCCGCGCTCAGTCTGTGATAGTTCTTCTGCTTCGACAAGTTCAACGTACGGCAGTTTGACTATCATGGCCTGGGCGATTCGTGTTCCTTTTGGCATGTGCACACTTAGGTGCGCATCGCAAACAATAGGGACAATAACCTGCCCTCGATAATCTGAGTCGATTACACCTACACAATTTGCTGGCCTTAATCCTTTAGTTGATGCAATACCTGATCGCGCATAAATCAGCATTACATGCCCTTCAGGAACATCAAATGAAAGCCCGGTTTCAACCATGCAGGCATGATCATGCTTTGCAAAATAGCTGTCTTTTATGGCCGTTAAATCAAAGCATGCAGCGCCTTTTGTAGCATACTTCGGAATTACCGCATCAGGATGTAATTTTTTAATCTTCACTTGAATCATTATTTTTCGCCTTATTCTTAGAAATTTGTTTGCGCTCATTTTTAGCCACCGTTTTACCGTTGCTGCGTTCTTTTAGCCAAGCACATCTAATGGCCGCCTGCGCCTGCGATACTGACTTTTTAAGCTTTCCTACCTGTTCTCCCTTGTAGATTGCTTTGTATTTCCCTGTTTCTGGGCATGGATTGATGTCTAAATTGTTCCCGCAGGATACACGCAGATTGGCAACGGTATTGCGTAAATATTCATTGTCCGATTGAGCCATTGGACTTGCGTGCATAGCCGTTGACACATTTTTAGAAGGCAAAACCTCCTCTATTTTCCCACCGCGTTTTAGAAAAGCATCCACGTCCGCCTGTATTGACTCGTGATCCTTCACTCTAGATTTGTGATCCGCAAGCGCGTTGGCCGTTTCCTGGCTTTTACGGTTGATGTAAATCGCTTTGAAGTCGTGTGAAGTTAGGCTCATATTTCACCACCTGATTTTTTTGAAAGTGATTTAATTGCCGCTTCACGTGCGTAGTATGATGCCTCATTTAGCCAAAAAGCATTATCTAACTCAAGATCAGCTATTACTTTTTGCTGGCGCTTCACAAGCGCATTGAACCGCCCCCATTGCGCAATGATGATAATAATCAGAACGCCTATCGTTAATATTAAAAGTTCCATAAATTCCCCCAGTGCCTGTGCGGCGAGTTAGTAGTTAATAGTGATTCGGTTGCACTTTGATTTTTTAATCGCGGTGATTAAATCCTTTGCAAAATCCTCGCTATATCCCGCTTCAACAACTGCGCCGATAATCTCCCGGTGCACTGCTCGCTGGTGCTCTACGTTAGCGGCGCGTTGCTCCTCTTCGCGCTTAATCCTGGAGGCCTCTGCAGCCTGTTTTGCGCGTTCGGCCTCAACCGCCGCCTCTTGGTCGCGGATAGCCTTTAACCTTGCGTTTTCATAATCCTGGGCGGCTTTAACGCGGGCGGCTTCTGCATCGTTAATGGCCTTAACCCGTGCCGCTTCTGCATCTTGCTCAGCTTTAATCCTGGCTAGCTTTTCGGCTTCAATGGATTCCTATGCGCGTCGTGCCGCCTCTTCTGCTGCGCGTTCGGCATCTGCTTTGGCTTGTGCTGCTGCAGCTTCTGCAATGCGGAGCTCGTTTTCGACACGGGCAAGTTCTGCGGCTGCTATTTCATCGGCGCGCTTGCGGTCAAATTCGGCGTTAAGCAGTAAAGCAAATTCATGATCAGATTCAACCTGTGCGGCTAGTTTTTCGGCTTCCAGCTTAGCGGCCAACTCCTCAGCCTTGCGCTGTTCTTCGGCCTCATACGCTTCAACCGGTTCGCTAATTTCAGCCTGCCAGGCTTCCAGCATATCGCGCATGCGCTTGCGCTCTGCGTCAATGCGCTTTGGCTTTTCCTTGAGTTCCGCCACCAAGTCCTTGCCAATTCCGTCAATTTTGTTTTTCAGTGATGCAACCTTGCGCGCTAGCGATTTATAAGCCGCACGGCCCTTGGCTGTTGCCACGTCGCCGCACTCCGCAAGCATGGTGTCAATAACCACCTTGGATTGATCAAGGTAAGGCTGCAGGCCGTTAGGCGTTGAAAAAACCTTTTCAACAGTTTCGGCGTCTACGTTAAAAACTAACTCTTTTGATTCGCTCATATCCATTTCCCCTTGGTGTCGTAATTGATTAAAAGTTCTTGTAGTTGGTTTACATCCGAATAGAATTTTATGCACTCTATCTGCATGTTTTTGATGTAGGCATCATCGCGATAAACCCGGCGCAGGAATGCGGGCATGCCCTTGCAGTAGCACACGAAGTCTAGCCAGTCTTCCTCCATAACCCATAGGCCGGTTTGGATTTGGGCCTCGTGTTCGCCGGGCACTTTTCCTTTTTCCAGTAGCTCAATTTGCAGGTCTGGCTTTCGGGTTTTAATCTCAAGCAGTCCATGGTCTAGGCGATAGTCCGGGGAATACCCAACGCCGCCAATGCACTGATGATTAAGTGCAAAGCCCAGCTTGGTGCCAGTGTTTCCGGTGATCGTCTTGTAAAACTCAACAGCCAACGGCTCCCACTCGTGCCCGCGCTCTGTGTCGGCGTTTCCTTCCCATTCCTTCCATGCCTCTCCCCGGTAACGTGCCGCCGCAATCTGCCGTGCGTATTTGTTGCGGGTTTTGCCTTCGCCCTTGGCAAGTACTAGCTTCATGTTGCTGGCGGTAATAACCTGAGAGCGCTGAAAATCCCACTCGGGGCTGTTTTGTTCAAAGTCGAATAGCTCAAGCACTTGGCTCTGCTCCATTTGGTTTTATGACGCCACTCGCGCCGGTTGATTTTATAAGCCACGATTGCGCATCGTTAAACATTGCAGCCGGTACGTCTTTTGGTTCTCCTAGCCAGCCGTAGAACGTCTCCTGGCCGACTTCTGTTAGCTTGTCGAATAGAGCCTGCAGGGTTTTAGCCTGCCCTGGAGATACCGTTTTGGCTGGCTGCGCTGTGGCCGCGTCGTTATCGTCCCCAGTGCTGATATTTAGCAGTGCTCCAATGGCATAGCGCTTGCCGTAAGAGATTGTTGATCCTACCGCCTGTGTGGCGTTTTTAGAGCCTGACAGGTCTAATGGCAGCGTTATGGTTGTCTCGTCACTGTGCCCTAGCTTGTGGGACAGTACAGCGGTAATTGACACGTCTTTATCGCGCTGGGCGATCCTGAATGTAACCGCAAATCCATACTTTTGAAGTGCAGGACGAATGGCCTGATTTATGTCCTCAAGCAGCGCATACTTGGCAGAATTGTGTCCTTTCCCGTTCTTTGCGATTAGTGGCAATTCAATCTGCATGGCCGCTAAATCAGCCGTGAATGCTTGGTGGGCGTTGCGGTTTAAAATTCGCTCCTGTAGATCAAGCATCTTCTCAATCTTTTCGATTGAAACATCTGGGGTTAATACCAGGCGCTCAATAACCTGCAGAACCGCCGCGCCTTCGTTTTGTTGCACTGTCATAATCTCACTCATAAATAC